CCATAGATTAAAACTATATGCAAGAGGCGAACAAAGTGTCCAAAAATATAAAAATGAATTATCAATTAATGGTGATTTATCATATCTTAATTTAGATTGGAAACCTGTACCTATTATACCTAAGTTTGTAGATATAGTTGTTAATGGTATTGCAGAAAGAGCTTATGATTTAAAAGCATATTCTATTGATAAAACTGCTAATTTAAAAAGAACTAAGTATATGGAAGATATACTAAGGGATATGCGATCAAAAGATTTTAATCAAGCAGCCAAACAATTATTAAATGTAGATACTAAAGTAACTAAAATTAGTAATGAAGATTTACCTGAAAATGATGAAGAGCTAGCTTTACACATGCAGCTAAATTATAAACAAGCTGTTGAAGTTGCTGAAGAACAAGCTATAAATAATGTTCTTGAAATAAACAATTATGATTTATTAAAGAAAAGATTAGATTATGACATTGTAACTTTAGGTATGGCTTGTGTTAAAAATAGTTTTAATACAGCAGAAGGAATAAAATTAGACTATGTAGACCCCGCTGATTTAGTATACTCATACACAGAGTCACCTTATTTTGATGACATATATTATGTAGGTGAAGTAAGAAAAGTTAGCATAACTCAATTGAAAAAAGAGTTTCCACAGTTAACAAAAGAAGATATAAAGGACTTAGAAGATTATGGTGCTAATCATAAAATGTATAATAGAGCTTATGTTAATTCAGATTCTAATGATAAAAGCATGGTTCATATATTATATTTTGAATATAAAACTTTTGAAAATCAAGTTTATAAAATAAAACAAACTGCATCAGGCGCTGAAAAGTCCATACAAAAAACAGATGAATTCAATCCACCTAAAGATTCTAGATCTAGATTTGAAAAAGTACAAAGATCTATAGAGTGTTTATATTGTGGTGTTAAAATAGTTGGACAAGATAAAATTTTAAAATGGAATAAAGCTGTTAATATGACTCGACCTAAGTCTGATATTACTAAGGTTAAAATGAGTTATAATATAGTAGCTCCAAGAATATATAAAGGTAAGCCAGAATCTTTAGTTAGCAGAATGACATCATTTGCAGACATGATTCAAATAACGCATTTAAAATTACAGCAAGTTCTTTCAAGAATGGTACCAGACGGCGTATTCTTAGATGCGGACGGCATTGCGGAAGTAGATTTAGGTAATGGAACAAATTATAATCCACAAGAAGCGTTAAATATGTACTTCCAAACCGGTAGTGTTATTGGTAGATCAATGACACAAGATGGTGATTTTAATAATTCTAAAGTACCTATACAAGAATTAAGAGCGGGTAGTGGAAGCGGTAAGTTATCAAGCTTAATACAGTCTTATAATTATTATTTACAAATGATGAGAGATGTTACTGGGCTTAACGAAGCAAGAGATGGTAGCATGCCAGACGGCCAAGCATTAGTTGGTTTACAAAAATTAGCAGCAGCTAATAGTAATACAGCTACAAGACATATATTGCAAGCTGGTTTATATTTAACTTTAAAAACAGCAGAATGTATATCATTAAGAATATCAGATGTTTTAGAATATTCTAATACATCTAATGCTTTATTTGAAACATTAGGTAAATTTAACGTAGGAACATTAAAAGAATTATACTCGTTACATTTACATGATTTTGGTATATTTTTAGAATTAGCACCAGATGATGCAGAAAAACAACTTCTTGAAAATAATATTCAAATGGCAATACAATCAAAACAAATTGAACTTGAAGATGCTATTGATGTTAGAGAGATTAAAAATTTAAAAGTTGCTAATCAGCTATTAAAATTAAGAAGAAAACAAAAGTTTGAAAGAGATAGACAAGCTCAATTGCAAAACATACAGGCAAATGCTCAATCTAACGCACAAGCATCACAAGCTGCTGCACAAGCAGAATTACAGAAACAACAAGGATTAGCGCAAAGTAAAGTTGCTATTGCCCAAGCTCAAAATAAATTTGATATAGAAAAATTAGAAAGAGAAGCTGCAATTAAAAAAGAATTAATGGAACATGAGTTTATGTTAAATATGCGACTTAAAGAAGTTGAATCGAATGTAATTAATAATAAAGAAAAGTATAAAGAAGATCGTAAAGATAAAAGAACAAAAATACAAGCTACTCAACAAAGTGAGTTGATTGATCAGAGAAGATCTGGTAAACCACCAAAAAACTTTGAATCCGCAGGATTTGATAACTTAGGTGGATTTGGTTTAGAACAATTTGAACCAAGATAACATTTTTTAACAATTATATAATATTATATTATGGCAGAAGAATTAAAAGCACAAGCTGTAGAAGCGGAAGAACCAAAATCTATGGCTGAGCAAGAAAAAGAGGTATTACAAAACGCCGGTGTAACCGTTGAAGAAGACGGTATGTACAAAGTAAATGTAGACGAAGTTAACAAATCAAAACAAGAACAAGATGCCGTTCAAGAACAAGAAACAGAGGATGGCGTGCTACGCGGAAGCAGCGAGAATGAAGAAGCTGGGAAAGAAGCCGAAGTGGAACTGCAAGGAGTACGCGAAGAAGAAAAAATAGAAGAATCACCGATAATAGAAGAAATAACCGATGAAACCAATGAAACAAATAATACTGACGAGGCAGGAGTGGATGGAAGCCCTGAAGCTACCGACGCCGCATCGGAACAAGAAGAAGTATTATCGGAAGAAGAAACACAAGAATCTAAATTAGATTTACCAGAAAACGTAGAAGATCTGGTAAAATTTATGAATGAAACTGGTGGTACATTAGAAGATTATGTAAGATTAAATGCAGACTATTCTAATGTTGATGATAATACATTACTTATAGAGTATTATAAACAAACAAAACCTCATCTATCTTATGATGAAATACAATTTTTATTAGAAGATAAATTTTCAATTGATGAAGATTTAGATGATGAGAGAACACAAAAAAGAAAAAATTTAGCTCTGAAAGAAGAGGTTGCAGGTGCAAAAAGCTTTTTGGAAAACCTGAAGAAGGATTATTATAAAGAAGTCAAGTTGGGTTCTAATTTACTTCCTGAACAGCAAAAAGCAATTGAATTTTTCAACCGCTACAATGATGAGCAAAAATCGGCAGAACAATTACTGGCTAAGCAAACATCACATTTTACTAAAGAAACAAATAACGTTTTTAACAAAGATTTTAAAGGTTTTAATTTCAATGTTGACGATAAAAAATATCGTTTCAATATAAAAGATGTAAATAAAGAAAAAGAATCACAGACTTTATCAAATGTTTTTGATAAATACGTTGATGAGAATAATCTTCTTAAAAACTCAAGTGATTTTCATAAAGCTTTATTTGCGGCTAAAAATCCTGACGCAATAGCTAACCACTTTTACCAACAAGGTAAATCTGACGCAATCAAACAATTATCTAAAGACGCTAAGAACATTAATATGGATCCTAGAAAAACTGCAGATGGTTATGTTGAAAGCGGTGGTTTAAAAGTTAGAGCAATAACAGGAGATAGTAATTCTAAGCTAAAACTTAAACTTAAAAATTACTAAACTTTAAAATTTAAAAATTATGGCAAACGCAACTTTTAGTTCGTTACCTACTGACATTACTCCTAACGCGAGTAAAGCAGTATTATCGGACAATTATTTGAACTTCCATGGTTCAGGTGGTGCAAACTGGTCACAGCAGTATTTACCTGAATTATATGCTCAAGAAGTTGAAAGATACGGAAACCGTTCAGTTTCTTCTTTCTTGAGAATGGTAGGTGCAGAAATGCCTATGGCTTCTGATCAAGTTATTTGGTCTGAGCAAGGTAGATTGCATTTAGCATATGAAAACGCAACTGTAAATAACGATGGACTTATTACAATAGCAGGTGGTGGAACTCACGCTGTAAGAGTAGGACAAACAATTGTACTATCTGACTTACAAACTTCACCAACTATTATTAAGTGTTACGTTAATACAGTTAGCGACGACGGAACAACATTAACTGTACTACCTTATGTAGGTGGAGCAAAAGTTGGTGATGTATCTGGATTTGATACAGTAACTGATAATG